AGATTTGTGAGCTGTTCAATCAGGTTACAGTTGCCGAATCTATGGCCGATTTAGGTCTTACATATACTTCTGGTCATAAGGACCGAGAGTTGGTGCCGTACACTGGTATTGACGATATCACTTTTCTCAAACGCTCGTTTGTAGTGGATGAGGATAGCGATTATGTTTCCCCGAATCTGGGTTGGGTTGCTCCATTGGACCCTAACAGTTTTCTGTTTGAGCCTTATTGGTACAAGAACGCCCGTGATCCTGCTGGCGATATGCAACGGCGTGTGGAACACATGCTAGGAGAGATGTCTCTGCATGGCCAGGATATGTGGGACACATATGGCGAGAAGGCCATTAAGTGGTGCCTAGACAGAGGGTTGCATTTGCAACATTATGATAGAGCCGCCTGGCGTGCTTATATCAAAACCAGGATGGATGTCTGGTTTTAAAGTTGGGTGGCACACATAATTGACAAAACCGGTGCCATCCACACCATATTGGTTGTGCGACTACTCAGCGAAGTGAGAGGAGTTTTGTCCGTGATGGGTGTTTGAGCAGACCCCATTTTGTATTTTGCTTGCTATGAAACAAGATTTAATAGGGGGAGCAGCAACCCCAATAGATAACTGCGACACAATAGAAGGTATTACGGTGTCTAAGAATACAGAGACTATCGCTAATATAACCTCTTTTAATGATGAGGCAACTATGTGTGCTGAGATAACGGCCAATGAGTTAGCATATGGTGTAAGCTCATCAGAGAACGTTGGAGATTTGCGGGAATACCTGAGCAGACCGTGTTTTCGATCGTCTGGAGCTTTACCTGCAACCAACACCCAATTTGCATTAATATCATTTGCTAACTTTTCTGGATTTAGAGATATGGTTGCGGTTAACACCTTTTCCCGTTTAGCAGGTTGTATGGGTATCAGAGCCACTTTGTGTTTTAAGATGGTCGTATCTGCTACGCCTTTTCACCAAGGTATTGCATGTTTGTCTTTCCAGTATGGCGAGACTAATAACGCAATAAATGGGAGACGAGGGTATTTCCCTGCATTAGCAGTTAATTTACCGCATGTGTTGTTGGACATATCCGAGAATACTAGTGCTGAGTTGAAGGTTCCATTTGTAGCGCCTTATGAGTATATTCCATATGACGATATTGGTAATGTTAATTTGATACAACCCTACGGTGTCTTTATGGGCACCATGTTGGCTGGTGCTAGGAACCCCACTTCTGGTCTTGCGCCCACTTTTCAGATTTATACTTGGCTTGAGGATGTAGAGGTAATTGGTGCAAAGACATCAATAACCTCTGCTATCAATTTGCAGAGTGGAGGTGAAGCTAAGCGAGCAGGTGTTGTTTCGGGGATATTGGATGCAGGTTCTGGTTTGGTTTCCCAAGTAGGACGCATACCAGGCTTGAAAGCAGCAATGGGAACGCCAGCATGGTTTTTAAAGAACGCTGCCAACGTAGCAGCATCATTTGGTTTTTCTAAGCCTGTAGATACCTCACACCATCAAAGGGTAGTGGGTGAAACCTATAGGTATGATTCCCAGATTGATGTACCCACTCCAGCAGTGGTGGTAGGCCCTTTTCAAACTAATTCCATTACAGTGGATGGTGCTGTCGGCTGCACTGATGAGGACCAAATGGCATTTGATTACATATTGACCAAGAAGCAGCTTATTTGTCGGAGGGAATTGACTAATTCACTTACAACAGGGTCATATTTCTATGGTATGGCTGTAACTCCTTCTGCTATGTGGTACAGGGAAGGTGGTAGTGGTAACATTTCATTGCCGGCCTTTTCCACTTTGACCACAAGTTGCTTTTTACCTAGTACTTTAATGTATGTTGGTAGCAACTTTAGATATTGGAGGGGTGGATTTAAGTTCACATTCCATTTTTCAAAGACTAAGTTGCATGGAGGGAGAATTTTGATCACATACTTGCCCGGAGTGAGGCAATATGCTA